GAAGAGCAGAAATGAAAAAGGCCAAAATCGGCCCAAATTTGCAAAAACGGGAGAGCGCGCCCTGACCCACGGGTGAGGTCGGTTGCTCTCGATACAGGAAAATTTAAACGGGGTTTAAACGGGGTTTCTCTTCGAGAGGCTGAAGGGATTCAGGCTGAAGACTGAAGGCTGAAAATTTGACCGGCCAAAAGGCCGGCTGACTAAACGCCTTCAGCCTAAAAGGCTTCAGGCTAAAAAGCTAAATATCATGAACGGCATAACTTTAAAAATCGATCGCGGGCAGGTCAACAAGATGCTGGGGGAACTCACCGACCGGATGACCAACTCCACGCCGGCCATGCGCAAGATCGGAGCCATCGGCCGGGAGTCGGTACGGACCAACTTTGCCCGGCGCGGCCGGCCGGTCCCCTGGAAGGGGCTGAAGCTGCGCCGGGGCCAGCCGCTGCGCGACACTAACCGGCTGATGAACTCCATCACCAGCCAGCCGGGCAAGGACAGCGTCCGCATCGGCACTAACGTGGTGTACGCCGGCGTGCACCATTTCGGGGCGAAGAAGCATTCTTTCGGCACCTTCACCGTTCAGGTGCGGCCGCACACCCGAGCCACCCGGAGTGGCGGCGAGGCGTCGGTCCGGGGGCACGCCAGAAAGGTGAAGCTGCCTTGGGGGGACATCCCGGCCCGGCCGTTCATGGTGCTGCAGGATGAGGACTGGCACGAGATCCGGGAGATCCTGGCGAAACATATCATCGGAGGAAACTGACAATGGCTGAGTTCAAGGGCTTTGAGGACTGGATAGAGATTTTCAGAGGCGGGAAGCAGGTCGATTCGGCCGGCCGGGAGCATGACGGCGACGCCATGATTGACAAGGCGGTGGCGACATTCGACGCCGGCCACCACGAGCCGCCGATTGTCGTAGGGCATCCGAAGGACAACTCGCCGGCGTTCGGCTGGATCAAGGAGCTGAAAAGCGAGGCGGTCGGCGGGGTGAAACGGCTGTTCGCCAGGGCCGGCGAGGTGGTGCCGGAGTTCGAGGAGCTGGTGAAAAGCGGCCGGTTCAAGAAGCGATCGGCAGCCTTCTATCCGGACGGCCGGCTGCGGCACGTCGGGTTCCTGGGGGCGGTGCCGCCGGCGGTCAAGGGGCTGGCGGATCTCAAGTTCGAGGAGGGCGGGGAGCCTGTCAGCTTCGAGTTCTACGACCACAACCTGGGGCGGATCGGCAGGATGTTCGCCCGGCTGCGGGAATGGCTCATCGAAAAGGACGGGATTGAAGTTGCGGACCGGATCATACCGGACTGGGACGTGGACGATATGAAACAGGAAGCAAACCGCCCGGAGGAAGTGGCCTCGGCGGTCTACAGTGAAAACAAAAAGACGGAGGTCGAAATGCCTGAAGAAAAACAATTCTCAGAGGCGGACGTGAAGGCCAGAGAGGAGGCTGCAGCCGCCAAGGCAAGGGAGGACGCCAGAAAGGAGGTCGAACGGGAGTTCGCCGAAAAGGAGCGCAAGCGCGGCATCGACGAGTTCATTGCCCGCAACTTCCCCAAGGATGGTCCGGGCAAGCTGCCGCCTGCCCTGCTCGATGCCGGGGTCCGGGAGTTCATGGAACAGCTCGACGGCGAGGCTATCGAGTTCGCCGAGGGCAAAACGGCAACACCTTTGACCTGGTTCATGAACTTTCTGGAGGGGCTGGACAAATCCGGCCTGTTCAGGGAGGTGGCGACCAGGGATAAGGACATCGGCGGCGGCAATGCCGGGGCAAAGATTGCCGAGATGGTCGCGGCAAAGAGGAAAGAGAAGCCGGACCTGTCGTACAGCGCGGCGTTTGCCGAAGTGCAGACCGAGCATCCGGACCTGGCGAAGGAATACCAGATCGAGATGGGCAGGGAGTAAGACCCTCACCCGGCCTTCGGCCACCCTCTCCCAGGGGGTGAGGGGAAATGAATAAACAAGGAGTAAATAAAAATGGCAACCGAAAACAGAGTACTTGATGTTTCCTTCCCGGCCGCGGAGGACCTGTCCAACGACCAGTACCGGATAGTGGTGCTGGATACCGGGGCGGTCAGGCGGCCCAACGCTGCGACCGACATCCCGCTGGGCGTGTTGCAGAACGCGCCCGAGTCGGGCGAGGCTGCGGTAGTCCGGCTGATCGGCATCAGCAAGATCCAGTTGGGCGAGACAGTGGCGGAAAACGAGTGGATCAAGCTCGAATACATCGACGCGGCGGACGCCGGCAAGGGACTGGACGCCGATGTGGCGCTTGACCTGGCCATCGGCCGCTGCCTGGCCGGCGGCGACGAGGATGAGCTGGGAGAGATCCTGCTTTCAGGCGCGGTCCACCAGGTGAACGTGGCATCGTAGCCTGATGCCGGCTGAAGAATGAATCAAGAGGACTGAACAACTTTACAAGGAGTACACATCATGCCTCAACCGAACGTGAAAGAACTGATTGTTGCCGGGCCGCTGGCCGATGTCAGCATCGCCTACCGCAACCAGAGCTACATTGCTGACCGGGTATTCCCGATCATCGACCGGGTGTCGCCGCGTGCCAAGATCGCCCGCTACCTGAAAGGGGCCTGGTTCCGGGATGAAGCCGGGATCAGGGGGGCCGGATCGAGGGCGCCGCGCGGCGGCTACCCGGTGGACATGCTTTCCCTGGCCACCAAGGAATATGCCTTTGCCAAGGAAGTGACCGACGAGGATCGCAAGTTCGCCGCGGCGCAGGGCGCGCCGCCGCTCCGCCCGGATCAGGACGCGCTGGAATTCTGCGCGGACAAAATCGACCTGTCGAAAGAGGCGCGTGTGGCCAGCTTGATCATCAACGGGACTTGGTCAGGCGTTGCCGGCGAGGATGCCGGGGGGCTGTGGGCCGCCGGCGCGGGGAATACGTTCCTGGTCGATGTCAATGCACGGATCGAGACCATTCGCGCAGCCACCGGCATCAAGCCGAACAAGCTGCTTATGGACTTCGGGACCTACAACTCGCTTAAAATGGAGTCCACGGTCCTCGACCTGATCAAGTACACCGAGCGTGCCGTGCTGACCAGGGACCTTCTGGCCGCCATCCTGGACATTGACGAAGTCCTGATCGGCGAGGCCATCAAGTCCACGGCCAAGGAAACCAAAGCCGGCACCGAGTTCACCGCTTCCAATGTCTGGGAGAAGAACGCCGGCAAAGGCATGGGGTTCCTGTTCTATGCCCCGCCCTCTCCCGGCCTGAAAACGCCGTCGGCCGGGTACCAGGCCCGCGTCGCCTACGAGGATGGATCGCCCAGGCGGACCACGACCTGGCGCGAGCCGGCCGAGCACCAGGATGTCTACGAGGTGGCGGAGGAGACCGATATCGTCCAGACCGGCGCCGATCTGGGCTTCCTCTGGTACGACACCCTGCTGACGTAGCAGGTGGTGACCGATGAGCTACTGCACCATTGACGATATCCGCAAGCAGGTGCGGGAGGCGGAATTGATCGGCCTCACCGACGAGGAGGACACCGGGGCGGTGGTCGAATCGGTCGTGACCGCGGCCATCGAGGCGGCCGGGGTGGAGATTGACGGCTACCTGGGGGGCAGGTACGCCCTGCCCCTGGCCACGGTGCCGGCGATCCTCACCAAGCTGGCGGCGGATATCGCGGTGTACAACCTCTATGCCCTGGGCGACGGGCCGCCGGAGAGCCGCAAGGAGCGGTACGACAACGCCGTCCGCTTCCTGCGTTCGGTGGCCGAGGGCAAGATATCGCTTGGGGCGAACGATCCGGCCGGCACCGGGGCGGCGGACAAGCCGGCGGTCTCCGCCGGGGACGCAGTCTTTACCCAGGACAGTTTAAAGGGGTTTTAACCTGGGATGGAAGCGCTGCTGGACGCCATCAAGACCAAGCTGCAGGGCAGCCTGGAGTATGTCCGCGACGTGGATGTGTATATCACCGAAGACCTGGGCATGATCCGGGCCTCGGGAGGTTACCCTGCCGTGGGCATCAAGGACGGGGGCACGGATTACACGGTGGAGGCCGGCGACCAGCGGGGCGAGGAGCTGACCGTGCAGATCGGTTGCTATGTCAAGCTGCACAAACCGGAGGCGTCCATCATGGGGGATGAGTCGGCCAATGAACCGGGCCTGTTGAAGATGGCAAAGGACATTATCGCCGCCCTGGACGATACCTTCTCAGGGCTGGTGGACCTGGCAGAGCCGGTGAGCGTCGGCGAATCGGCGGTCATGTTCGACGAGCGCCGCACCCTGCAGACCCTGACGGTAACCATGCGCTTTTACAGATGGAGATAGCGAGATGCAAGTCTACTACCCGGGGCCGGAGCCCGAGACCTTCCATCCGAAACTGCGCCTGCTGGTGCGGGACAGGGTGTTCGAGCTGCCGGACGATCAGGCAAAAATCTACATTGCCGGCGGCCTGCTGCGCAAGGCTGCGACGCCAAAGGCCCAACCGAAGAGCAAGGAGTAAATCATGGCGAACGAAATCACCGGCCGCGAACTGATCGTCGGCCTGAAAAAGGCTACCACCTGGCACACCCCGGTCGCCTGCGGCGCGGGTGACGGCCTGCTGGTTCTGTCGGACGGCATCAAGGCCACCGTGCCCATGGAGCTGGACGATTCCGCCGGCCAGGAATGGATTTCCCAGGCGGACCCGGGGCTCAAGGATATCAAGGTCACCCCGGAAGCCTATATGCGATACGAAGGGTTCGAGACAGCCCTGGCCCTGATCATGGGCATTGCCGGAGCACCAGTGCAACAGGGGGCAACCGCCGCCTACCTGCATACCCTGCGGCTGGCCAGCAACATCTTCGGCAAATTCGCCACGCTGGCTGCCCTGAAGCTTTCCAACAAGGTCTGGGAGCTGCCGAGCCTCAAGCTGCATGGGTTCAAGATCACCTCCGAGATGAACAAGCCCGCCAAGATCTCGTTTGAAGGGATTGCCGATACTCTGGACCGTGGCTCGGCGGTCAATACCACGGTGACCATTGCCTCCGTAACGATCCCGGATGCGGTCAACCGGTTGTTCATGGACAAGAACACGGTGGTCCGGGTGAACGATCAGAGCGGGGCGGCTCTGGATGACACCATGAAGATCTATCCCAGCTCCATTGAGTTCAGCTTCAGCCGGCCCATGGATTCCGACCCGGTGGCAGGGCAGGACGGGGTGGACGAACCCATGGACAACGGCTTTCCGACAGCGATGCTGACCATGAAGTTCCCCAGGTACAACGCGGCCAACGATGCGTTCTTCACTGACTGGGACAACTTCACCTCCAAGAAGATGGACATCACCTTCACCGGCAAGGTGATCGAGGGGGCCTATAACTACCAGCATAAGTTGATTATGCCGCACCTGAAGGTCGACAACCCCGAGGCCCCGGTCTCCGGACCCGGCAAGATCCCCTTCTCCCTGACCTTCCAGGTGCTGGCGGCAAGCTCCGCCCCCACCGGCATGGCCTATACCGACCCATTCTGGCTGGAGATCATCAACAAGCGGACCACCGATCCGCTCGCCTGACAGCGAGCAAGTTGAAAGTGACAAGTCGAAAGTTGAAAGTACGAATGCAAGCCGGCTTCGCCGGGCATAAAGGAAAATAATGGAAACACCAGCATATCATCTTGCCGACCTGATTGATACCCGGCTTGAGCAGCCGCCGGTGTGGATCGCCTACCCCGGCTCGCAGACCTTTCAGGTGCTGGTCAGGCCCCTGGGCAACCGGCGGGAGGAGTTCGTGGAGAAGGCGCAGAAGATCGACTGGGACACGGCGCACATGGCCCGGCGGGTGGTGGTCGACCAGGAGCAGTACCTCAAATTGTTCTGCGCCTGGGTGATCGTCGACTGGCAAGGGCTGACCGTCGCGGATCTGCGGCGGCTGGTGCTGCTGGCCGAGCCGAAAAAGTGGCGCTCCCTC